GCAGGTAATTTTGAACATTTATTAGATGAACTTAAGATAAAGAAGAACTTCAAACCAGATATCATATTCATCGATTATATTAACTTATGTACATCTAGACGGTTAAAGAATGCAAATGGTGTGAACTCTTATACAATGATTAAATCGATTGCAGAGGAATTACGAGGATTATCCGTGACACAGAATGTTCCATTAGTTACTGCAACACAGGTTAATAGATCTGGTGCAGATGATCCAGATTTAGATCTTACCAATACTGCAGAGTCTTTCGGGTTGCCTGCTACAGTCGATCTTATGTTAGCATTAATATCAACTGAGGAACTAGAGGGACAGAATCAATTAATGATTAAACAGTTGAAAAATAGATATAACGATCTATCCAGTTTTAAACGGTTTGTTGTGGGGATAGATAGACCTAAGATGAGACTCTATGATCTTGATACTTCTGCACAATCCGGTATAACACCAATCTCTGGTGGTGGTCAACCAGCAAAAGGTTTTGAATCTAAATTTGCAAACACTGCAGAAAAGACCTATCGATCTTTAATAGTATAAATAATATAATTAGTACTAATATACGTTGACAAGGAAGTCACGGTTTGATATACTAGTCCTGTACTTGATAGAAACCCTTTAATCGAACTGGTCAAACCAATGATAACATTTAATAACTTCACTTCCATAAAAACAATAACAGAAGCAAAGAATACCCATATGACACATATCGAAGACTTAGTTCTAGATGGTGGTGTTGATGGGACAAGAAGTGCTATTAATGCATTGAGGAGTTTACGGGATATGCTTGGTGGGAGCTCTAACACTTCCCATAATGTCACTGTAAAATGGGATGGAGCTCCTGCGGTATTTGCTGGAATCGATCCAAGTGATGGTGTGTTTTTTGTTGCAAAGAAAGGTATATTTAATAAGAATCCTAAAGTCTATAAATCATTCGATGATATTGATGCAGATACATCAGGAGAACTATCGGTTAAATTGAAGATTGCTTACACAGAATTTAAAAAACTTAATATTAAAGGTGTGTTGCAAGGTGATATCATGTATATTAAACCTGATCTCAAAAAAGAAACAATTGACGGTCAGAAGTATATAACATTTCATCCTAATACAATTGTTTATGCAATACCGGTAGATCAAGCAACTGATGTTATTGCATCTAAAATTGGGGTTGTTTGGCATACAAAATATACAGGAACTTCATTTGAAAGTATGTCTGCATCATTTGATATATCTATTAATTCCTTAAAAAAATCTAGATCTGTATGGATGAGGACTGCAGATCTTCAAGATTTATCTGGTACTGCAACCATGACTAAATCCGAAACAGAAACCGTTACCAAGAATTTATCGAATGCTGGTAAGATTTTCAGAAAAATATCATCATCAACATTAAAAGAAGTATCAGATAATTCTATCATCAATCAAATGATTAATACCTTTAATAACACTAAGGTTAGATCACAAGAGAAAATAACTAATACCAAGAGTCATACTGAAGATCTGATATCATGGATTAATATTAGATATCAAAAGGAAATTGACAAACTAAAAACTGATAAAGGTAAAGATAGAAAACGTGGTGTGCGTGATGATGTACTCAGTTTCTTTTCAGATGATAATAAAGCCAATCTTAAATTGATGTTCGATCTACAGAATCATTTGGTTGCTGCAAAAGAGATTCTAATTGATCAATTGGATAAAGTATCAGATATAAACACTTTTGTTAAAACAATTGATGGATTCAAAACATCAGGATCTGAGGGATTTGTTGCAATTGATACAGATGGTTCAGCGGTAAAATTAGTTGATAGAATGGAATTCTCATCAAATAACTTTTCAAAAGATATAATTAAAGGTTGGCAGAAATGAAAAAAATGACATTCTCTTTCGGTAGATTGAATCCCCCGACAGTCGGTCACACTAAATTACTTGATGCATTAAAAAAAGAATCTAAAGGTGCAGAGTATAGAATGTACCTATCTAGATCACATGACCGTAAAAAGAATCCATTATCATTTAAAGATAAAGTTAAATATGCACGATTGATGAATCCTAAACATTCATTATATATAATGGATGATGCTAAAATTAATACAATATTTGATATATTGGTAAAACTCCATGATGAGGGATATGGTTATATCTGTATGGTAGTCGGATCTGATAGGGTCAGTGAATTCGAAACAATGATTAATAAATATAATGGAACTGAAGCACGACATGGGTTTTATGATTTCAAACAAATCTCTGTTAAATCTGCAGGGGATCGTGATCCAGATTCCGAGGGTGTAGAAGGTATGTCTGCATCCAAGATGAGAGCAGCAGTAGTGGATAAAGATTTTAAATCGTTTGCAAAGGGTTTGCCTAAAGGATTTAAACAGTCAGAAGAATTATTCGAACTTCTCAAAAAAGAAATGGGAATTTTAGAATCGTTTAATGATTTTATATAAATAATATCAATCAAAAAAGGAAAAACAAATGTCTAATCAAGAAGCACCATTTTGGTGTCCAAATGCAGTTGCAACTAAATTGGGTTGGCAAGATCCAGTCACTAATGAAGTATATGTATGTGATACCACATTAGAAATCACACCTGTAGTTAAACCTACACCAAACAAGAAAAGTTTAAAAAATAAAAAATAAGTTTCATTGAGCTGAGTCCCAGCATAATAATTCCCTTTGGAGGGTTTAAAGAATGGCAAATAAAAAAATATCAAGTCTTACCGATCTAGGTATATCTACATCATCAGAAGATCTATTACATATAGTGGATTACGATTCTATTAACGGTCATGTTAACAAACGTATTACACTTGCAGCATTGTTTGCATCAATACCATCAAAATTGGTATTGGCAGGTAAGTCTATTATTTCTAATGTTTCACAGAATATTATTAATAATGATGTGTCATATATCAGAATTGAAAGTATTACCGGCACACAAAGCTCTCCAGATGTATTTACATTACCAACTACCGCAGTTGATGGTCAATTGGTTAATATTGTGGTAAATGTCGATAGTTATACCAGTCCAAATACTGTGTATAATGTAGTTACTGCATCAACTGGGTTTTGTTGTGGGAATACTCAGGTTCTGTTTGTAGGTAGTGGTGGTACATTATCGTTATTATTCGATGGCTTAAAGTGGCAAATTTTATCTTCATATAATGTAACAATTACATAGGTAAAATATGTTTGAACATCTTAATAGGAGCAATCATATAATGTTTGGAATACAGCATTATATGAACCCTGCAATCTCTGGTGAGGAAGAATTTAATACTGATTATAAGAAGTTCAAATTGATTAATAGGTTATTCAAAAGTCAGAATATCAATTGGAGATTATTGATTAATACTGTAATATTATTACAAAATGTATTTGGGGTAGAAGCAACTGTTGCATTATTGTTTTATCATACAGATAGTCTGTACTATTCTAAACTTAAAAGTGTGGTAATATATCTCGATTATATGTCACCTACCGAAATGTTAAGTGTCATCAATGATGATGATTTGATGATACACTTGGAGAAAATTATATGAACAATGGAATTGTAGATCTAAAGGAGGGGAAATATGTTGATATGTTTGTCGCCTATAGATTTCTAAGAATATTGACTATACCTTGGACAGAGCAACCTGCCTTTAAACATGGTATTATCGATGAAAATGGCAAAAGAATAACATCTAAAAAATTGACCACATCTGAAGAAAAGGATGCATATACATTAGTACATAGATTAGTATTTAATTTTAAGAGAGTATTGTCAAAAGTGCCTTTAGTTAAATCTAAACTTGGAACATATGCAGCTGCACTTTTCTTATTAAAAGAACATTTACCAAGTAGAGAATATGAAATTCTATTGGAAAGTGTTGTGGAGTCAGGTGAATTCACCTATGATATCATAGATACTATTGACCAGATCGATGAGGATATGGGTATTATGATATTAGATGATATCGACTTCTATGAAGAAATTGTAAATGTTGCAGGATCAGGTGAAGTTGCAATGAGAGATTTACCATTAAAAAATAAACCTATTACTAGAGTTGATGCCCGTACTAAAGCTTTCAGATCTGCAATAAAAAGAATCAAAGAGAGAAATCAGAAAAAGATTGATAATGCTATAAAAGAAAAACTCTTAAAAATGGGTATAGACATCTCAAAGGAATAACCATTATGGAAAATATTAATACCGATCATGGAACGATTGGTCGATGTCCGGATAATCGAATGGATAGACATGCATGGGTCTTGGAATCCCATGATAAGGATATTCAGAGAATTGAAAAACAAGTTGAAGTTTTATCATCAAGTCTGACAACTATCGCTGAAACATTAACACAAATTAAATATTTTTGTGTTGGTGCATTGTCATTGTTGGTATTAAATGCATTTGGAATAACTGAAACTATTAAAGCCATATTATTAAAATGATTGGAATGTTGACTAGTTTGTTTGGTGGTGGAGAAACTGCATCAAAATCTATAGACCTTATATCAAGTTCTGTTAGGGGTATTGGTGGGTTTATTGATGAGCAGGAATTCACCACCGAAGAAAGGGTAAAAGCACAGATGGAGCTTGCCAGACTGAATCAGGAGTTGGTTAAGTCTACTATGCATGAGAATTCTATTAGATCTATTACTAGAAGAATTCTTGCATGGAGTATAATGGGTTCATTTCTTGCACTGATATTGTTATCATCAATAGTTTATGCAATACCATTTCCATCTGATACTAGTGATATTCGATTTGGGCCCGAATGGGCAGAACATATCATGATGGTTGTTGATCAACTTGGAAACATGGCACTTGCGGTTTCAATATTCTATTTTGGATCTGCATTAATAGGATCAAAATCTAAACCATGAAATAACTTGACTTGAGTTTTATTATAGGGTATAATACATTATGGATTACATTGATAGAAAATATATTAACCAAGTTGCACATAAGCTGCATAGGTTCAAACAAAAAACGAGAGATGAGTATAACTTCAGATGTCCTATCTGTGGTGACTCTGAAAAATCGCAATCAAAAGCACGTGCGCATTTAATATCAAAAAAAGATAAAACCTTCTTTTATTGTTTTAATTGTTCATCGTCATTAAATTTATATTCCTTTCTGAAAACTGTTTCAGAGAATGATGCAAGGGAGTATTATTTTGAGAAATTCAAAGAAAAATTTACTTCGGCAGAGATTCATCCTGACTTAAATGAGACGGTCGAGCCACCTACGGTTTATCCATTCTCATTCACACCAACATTTACAACACCTCCGAAGAATATTCTTCAACGTGAAGCAGTAAAACTGGAAACTCTGACACCAGATCATCCAGCTGTGCAATATATTATTAATCGTAAAATACCGATCAAACATGCAAAAAGATTATATTATATTGACGATTTTTCAATTCTAGATAAGAAACGTAAGTTGGTCAGTGAGCCTAGATTGATAGTCCCTTATTATAATAAAGATGGAATATTAGTAGGATTTACAGGTAGGGCAATTGGTGATTCCGGACTTAGGTATATAAATGTGTCATTATCAGATGAACAGTCATTTTATGGATTGGATATCATTGATCATAATAAACCGGTTTATGTGGTAGAGGGTGCATTCGATTCAATGTTTCTCGATAATGCAATTGCTGTAAACAATGCAAATCTTTCTAGGGTGTGTAGTGTTATCGATAGAGATATCTGTATTTTAATACCAGATAAGGAACCGAGAAATAAAGTAATTATAAACAATATATATAAGTTTATAGATATGGGGTTTACTGTGTGTTTATTACCAGATTCATTGAATGGTAAAGATATTAATGAATATATAATTAACGGGACAACATGTGATGAGATAATGAAAATTATAAAAAATAACAATCATTCTGGTATTATTGCCAAAATGAAACTAATGGAATGGAAACGAATTTAATGGAAGATGTAAGTTTAACGGTATTGTGTACATCATGTGAAGCATCATTTAAGATTATTCATTCGATGAATGATAATGCATATAGTATACGATGCTGCCCATTTTGTGGGGATGAATTAGAGTTGGAAGAGGGTGATACCTTTTATTTTCAAGATGATGAGGAGGACTTTTAGATAATATGATTTTAGTTGATTGCAGTCAAGTTTTCATAGCAAATGCTATGGTTAACTTAAAATATAATGATAATAAATTGAATGTACCAACATTCAAACATATGGTATACTCATCTTTACTTGAGTATAAATTGAAACATCAACGTAGATATGGGGAAATGATACTCTGCATGGATGATAAAAGATCATGGAGATATGATAGATTTGAGCACTACAAAGCAACTAGAAGAAAAACCAAAGCTACAGATGTCAAACATGATTGGAAAGCCATCTATGCAGGAATTGATTCGGTGAAGGAAGATTTAAAACAGTATTTTCCATGGAAAGTAATGGATTGTAATAATACTGAAGCAGATGATATAATAGGTGTGGTTGCACTTATGTATAAAGGTACATCTGAAAAGATTTTGATATTATCTGCAGATAAAGATTATTTTCAACTTCATGAAAATAAGATGGTTAGACAATATTCACCTCTTCAAAAGAAAATGGTTGCTCCCAGTATAGATGCAAAGACCTATTTGAGGGAACATATTCTTAGAGGGGATCGTGGTGATGGTATACCAAATTTCCTTAGTCCTGATAATGCTTTGATATCTAATGTTCGACAGTCACCGATAACAAAAAAGAAACTTGCAGAATGGAACGGAAAACCTCCGGAAGAGTTTTGTGATGAGGGGATGATGAGAAATTTTCATAGAAATGAACTATTGATTTCATTTGAAAAAATACCAGTAGATATAAGCAAACATATACATACTATGTATGCAGAAGATAACAAAGTCGGAAATAAAATGGACTTATTGAGTTATCTTGTAAAGAACAAATATAAAGAATTAATTACCGATATAGAGGATTTCTAAATTATGAAAATTGAAGATATGACAATGGTTGAAATGATTCAATCAGCAGGTAAAAAGAAAAGTTTCAAAGCAAAGGTCGAGGAACTTAAGAAATTTGACATTCCAGCAATGAGAATGTTTTTAAAGGCTGCATATGATCCTAAGATCAAATGGTTATTACCAGATGGGGAAGTACCATACACACCATCAGAATCACCTCTGGGTGATGGTCATAAATTTTTACAACATGATATTAAAATTTTATTGTCGTTTGTCGAGAACGGGGATGAAACATTGAAACAATTTCAGAGAGAGAATAGGTTTGTACAAACCCTTGAGGCTCTTCATGAATCAGAAGCATTATTATTAATCTCTGCAAAAAATAGATCTGTTGATGTGGATTATAAATTATCTGATAAAGTTGTAAAGGCTGCAATGGATTGGAATGATGAATATTTTCGGAATGTTTGATTAATATGCCATTATACGATCTGAAGAATAATGAAACTGGGGAAATAGTAGAAAAGGTATTAACTATTTCAAAAATGGAAGAATTGACTGGCTCTGGGGTTTGGTCACAAATTGTTGGAGCACCTCATATTGTATCAGGTGTGGGGAATCCATTAAGTAAAACCCCAGATGCATTTAAAGATGTTTTAAGAAATGTGAAAGATAAATCACCACATGCAACAATGGAAATAAATTAAAAGGAATTACGGAAATTGGCGAGTAAAAAGAAAATGACTGTCAAGAAAGAAAATCTAGTTAAGATAGAACCGGTAACAGATGCACAAAAGACAACATTCAAATCATATGATTCAGGTCAAAGTCTGTTTCTTTATGGTGCAGCAGGAACCGGTAAAACATTCATATCACTGTATAAAGCATTAGAGGAATCTTTATCGGATAAGAAAACAGTGTTCATTGTAAGAAGTGCAGTACCTACTAGGGATATCGGATTTATGCCTGGTAATGTTGAAGAAAAAACTGAACTATATCAGGCACCATATCGTGGGATGGTTGGGTATATGTTCGAACAAAATAATTCAGATGATTTCGATTCCCTGTATAATAGACTTGTGGATCAGGGAACTATTAAATTTATCACTACTTCTTATATTAGAGGCATTACTATTGATAATGCAGTGATTATTGTAGATGAATCTCAGAATTTATCATTTTGGGAATTAAACTCAATAATCACTAGAGTAGGAGAGAATTGTAAAATTATATTTTCTGGGGATATCGATCAATCAGACCTTTCTTATCGTGAAGCAGAGGGGTTCACTAAATTCCTGTCCATTATTACGGATATGAAAGAATTTGATATAGTTGAATTTGGGTTGAATGATATTGTTAGATCTGGATTTGTTAAGTCTTATTTGATTGCAAAATTAAATTCTGGACATTAGTACTGGACAAATGTGATTATCTTTGTTATAATATATACATAATTTGGTGAAAGGTGAAAATTAATGATTGCAATTGATACAAGTAAAAAAACATCGGAAATTCTTTTAACTAAAAAGAAATTTTCAGAGATAATCGAAGTTAAAGCTAATGAACATTCTATGTCTATATTGGATACGATACTATGGTATTGTGAAGAATATGAAATGGAAATTGAATCTGCTGCAAAATTATTAACTCCGAATATCAAAGAAAAAATGTATATGGATGCATATAAAAATCATGTGATTGATAGGGGTGTGACACGACCAATTCTACCTATCTAATGGGTAGAACCTTAGATGAATGGGATGGATATCGTGCAGATCTATATTTGATGGGTATTAAAATGCATTTCAGAAAAAAGTCGGGAGATTTTAATTTCATTGATATAATGCATAATAAAAGGATAAATTATTTAAACCACCATTCATATACGACATTCCAAAATAGAATGAATATGTGGCATTATGAGAAAGCCGCAAATACATATAGTAGGGATGAGTTTGTGAAATTGGTGGTGGGTAATATTATATATAATACTTCTTCTGCACAAGGTGCCCAAGGTTTACAACCAGATCAACTAGATAGATCTTATCTACAAAAATTGATAGGTTCTATGGGATCACTTATGTATAATTTCAAAAATGATGTTGTTAGGTTATTAGATGGCAATACCTTTGAGGAATTATTTGACCCAGATGATCCAAAAATACTTACCGAAAGATGTACAATGGAGACTATATCTATAATCAATAGTCTTACCAATTTTGTTGATGTGTTTAATGTGAAACTGAAAGATGATTATCTATGGAGGTCATTCGATTATAAAATAAAGAAATATGAAACATACATAAAATGGATCACTAACTATAATAGATCCGAATATCGTGATTATCTGATTGGAGAAATTAAAAATGGATAATAAAGATGTAATTGAAGTATTGGAATTTGAGAAAAAAGATTTAGAAAAGAAAATTAAAGACTTAGAATGGGATAATGCAGAACAACTAGTAAGGGAAAATGCATTATGGCCAGAAACTGAAACCGAAGTCAAAAAATAAAAAAATAAACAATTAGAAGAGGTGATGATGAATCTTACTGAACAAGCATATAAATTATTAAAAGATTATTACATGAGGGAATATGAAAAAGATCCATCAGATGCATTTAAAAGAACTGCGATCGCATTTTCCGGAGGTAATACCGAACTAGCAGAGAGAATCTATAATTATATAGATAAAAACTGGTTTATGTTTTCATCACCTATTCTATCCAATGCACCAGAACCAGATGAAAAGGTTAAAGGACTGCCTATCTCTTGTTTCTTGGGATATGTTCCGGATACATTAGAGGGTCTTATTGAACACACATCCGAACTAAGATGGTTGTCAGTTAAGGGTGGTGGTGTTGGTGGTCATTGGTCTGATGTTAGATCTGTGTCTGATATTGCTCCTGGCCCAATCCCATTTCTTCATACGGTTGATGCAGATATGACTGCATATAAACAAGGTATTACTAGAAAGGGATCTTATGCTGCATATCTAGATATCTCTCATCCTGACATCATGGAATTTATGTCACTTAGAATTCCTACTGGTGATGTTAATAGAAAATGTTTAAACTTACATCATGGGGTTAATGTTCCTGATGCCTTTATGGAAGCAGTGGGGAATAATAAATCATGGGATCTAATCGATCCAAAAACTGATGAATCTGTTGAGACAGTAGATGCACGTGAACTATGGGAGACTCTATTAGAAACCCGTTATCGTACAGGTGAACCATATATCTATTTCATTGATAAAGCCAATGATGCATATCCACAAACACAAAAGGATAAAGGATTAATCTCAAGAGGATCTAATTTATGTATTGAAATCACTCTACCAACCAATGAAGAAAGAACTGCAGTTTGTTGTCTGAGTTCATTGAATCTAGAGAAATACGATGAATGGAAAGGTACTAGTCTGGTACAAGATCTTACTATTTTCCTTGATAATGTTCTACAATATTTTATCGATAATGCACCTGTTGAAATATCAAAAGCAAAGTATTCTGCAACTCAAGAAAGATCAATTGGTATTGGTGCAATGGGTTGGCATAATCTATTAATGAAGAAATCTATACCATTTGAATCACAGGCTGCAAGTGAACTTAACGAAGAAGTATTCTCTTATATTAAAGATGAAGCAGTAAAAATGTCTTTGGTTTTGGGAAAAGAACGTGGTGAATGTCCGGATATGATTGGTACTGGAAGAAGAAATGCAAACTTACTTGCAATTGCACCTAATGCAAATTCTTCTAGTATTGCTGGTACTAGTCCATCAGTTGAACCTATTAAGGCAAATGCATTTGTTCATAGAACGCGTGCAGGATCACACTTAATTAAAAATTCACTTCTTTCTGATCTATTAGAAGTATACGGTCAAGATACGGATGAAATTTGGAATTCTATTATCGGTAATAATGGATCAATTCAACATTTGGATTTTTTGTCTTTACATGAAAAGTCAGTATACAAAACTGCAATTGAGATCGATCAGAATGCAATTGTCCGTCTTGGTGGACAAAGAGCAAAATATATCTGTCAATCTCAATCACTTAATATATTCTTTCCTGCAGGGGTTGATAGGAAATATCTACATGATGTACATTACAATGCATGGAAATATGGAAATAAATCATTATATTATCTGAGAACTGAATCATCTAATAAGGCTGAGTTGTTATCTAATAAGGTTGAACAACAGACAATGAAGGATTATTCAGAAACTCCAAGTGGTCAAGATATATCAGAACCAGTATCAGGTTCATTCGACTCACAAGATGACTGTGCATCATGTCAAGGATAAAAATATGTACAGCAAATTTAAAATAGATGATGGATCCGAATATTATATTTGTAACAGAACTAATGCATTATTTGATGGGGACAAAAACCCACTTCAGGACAGATTGGGTGATAATGCATATATGGGGGATATTGATGATAAATATGATTCGAGGATAACTGGATCCATAAAAAAATCTAATGCCCCTAGACGCATGCGGATCCAGTTAGGTCAAGCTTGTAATTATGATTGTTCATATTGTTTCCAGAAAGATATTGGATCTCCGTTAGAAAGAAGAGAATCACCTTTCATGGATATGTTTTTCCATAATATGAAAAAGTTTGATATATCTAAATTGAATCATATTGAACCTTGGGGTGGGGAACCTTTCCTTTATTGGAAAGATATGAAAAAACTATTTGAGTTTTTTGATAAGCCAGGGATGACTTGGTACATATCTACTAATGGATCAACACTCCATAAAAAACATATCGACTTTTTCAAAAGGATGAAAAGTCGTATCCAAATAGGGATTTCACATGACGGGCCAGGCCAAGAAGAACTTAGAGGCGAAGAGATTTTCGATAAACCTAGAGTTCGTGAAGTATTGCAATATATCAAAGAGGTTGATAATGTAAGTTGGTCAGTTAATACAGTTGTGACTAAATCCAATTATAATATTTTTGAAATGTCTGAATGGTTTTATGATGTATTCAAAGGGTTGGATGCATTATCTACACAGTGGCATTATCAGGTTGGTAGATTGTATACAGATGTCTTAGAGGTCGATCATCATTATTCACAATCTGATGAATTGATTTTATCAGGTAACGAATTGAAACAATTTGGGATAGTGCATAGGAAATTTTTAAAAGTGATCAAAGATTCACCTATGAATTATGATTATAATTATATCGAGGGTATAGTTAACTGTACAAATTTCAAAACTGATACAGTTGCAATAGTTAATACGATTGTAGATCAACATGTTGCATCACAAAGTCATGAAACATCTACCAATTGTGGAGTTGATTGGGATAAAAGTTTAGATGTAGATCTGAGAGGGAATGTTTTAAGTTGTGTGCATTCTGATAAAAGGGTTAGATCTGGACATATATCTAATATACAAGAAGTAATGCTTGTAGGATTAGATATAGACAGGAAAAAAAGTCCAGTTCGGGGATGTCTTAAATGTCCAGTTCGTAAACAATGTTCTGGTTCATGTCCATTAAAACTATCAGATGAGACATTTGAAAAGAATTGTGCAATTGAGAAGACTTTTTATCTTGGTTTTATGGAAACTGC